GTGATGACATCGTCGGTAATATTGTCCCGATTGTCGCCGCTGCCGTCGATGTCAGGCACAACAACAAGAAGCGCGACCTGGTCACGGTTCCAGCGCTTGGCTATTTCAGCGGCTTGCTCCTTGGTAGCCACAAGCACATAGTGTTCTTCCAGGTCGATACCAATGGCCGCGGCCACCGACTGGAAATAGTCATCAAACTCGACGATAGAAAATCTAAGCATGCTTCATCCTTTCCATGTGACGGCGTTTTTCTTCGGCTTGTTCGCGCAGCTGATAGAGCCGGAGCATCACGTGCCAGAAGTATTCGCCTTCAACTTCTTTGGTAGTGCCAAATACGTGCGACTCAGCCAGCTCATAAAGGACACCTCTAACACCGGTTAGAGAGGGTTCGCCTTTGTGCTCTGGTGACTTTTCAAAGAGTTTAGAGATAGATACTTCTCCGGCATCGGTAGGAAGGACTGCGCTCGGGATGAACTCTTCAAAGCAGCTCCACCAAATGAAAGAAGCGTATTTGAGATGGTAGGGCAAGTCGGTGACCTCTTTCAAGTGCATTTCCATATCGACATCCTGCAAGCTCATGCGCTTGGGATGAAGGAAAAAGCCAGCAGGTTGCAGCGGTCTCCAGAGCGTTGCCACAAGCTTATCGAGCAGTACCGGCAACGGGTTCTGCAGATACATCTTGAACGCCTCGTGTGCGTTCACATACTCCCCATACGTCAAATCCTCACCGAGAGCTTTCGGGCCGTGCAGCTCGAGTTCCTTCCATTTGATGATGGGCAGTTTTTGGTCTTCGTGGTACCAGTCGATGGCAAGGATCTGTTTGTCATCCCGCTCAACGACCTGCCAAAAACTGAGCAGCGTTTCGGAGAGAGCGGCCACATTTTGAAGCAGCTGGTATTCCTCGTTCATGGAATGCTTCAGCTTTTTTTGCTTCGGAATTTCAAGGGTCAAATAGACGAGCTCAACGATGAACTGATCCTGGTTTAAAGTTCCGTCCTGGTGCATGACGAATAGCTTGCAAAAAGCTTCGTATTGCGCACTATTGAGCTCGGCAACTTTGCCGGGAAATTCAAGCTTTTCGCCTGTTTCAAGTATTTCTAAAATGTGCATCAGGTCAGAAAAAAAAGGTTGTTGTCGGAGTTTTCAGGCAAAGTAGGAGGAGCAACATATTCGCCTGTTTGGTCAAGCTTTCGGATGAACTGCTGCAACTCCATCAGGCGCTCGTCCGCTTCTTCCTTGATGCGTTTGGCCAGCTCTAGCTTAGAATCGCCGGAGTTCTTCCGGTTTGCTTTGTCGGGTAAATACGACTGCAAGAGGCTCTCCGGCATTTCGTCGTCACTATGAAAAAGCAGCGCCTCCTTGACGGTGTAGAAACAAAGTGGTTCGGCGATGGCTTTGAGTAGGGTTGCCTCCGCTTCAGTTATAGTCTCGGCATTTTTGATTTTAGTCAAAAGGCTGTTGTAGCGCGCCTCACCGATCACTGGTAGGATCTTCCTACGCTCTACGGTCCGCATCAACGGCATGACCAGGATAAAGAAGCGGAACGACTGATCGATACGATAAACTTCATCGAATTGACCTGCTGAATAGATGAGCTGCCCTCTTAGGTTCTTTCGTGCACTGCTTGTTTTCCAAGCTGCAAAGCCTTCTGCGGCTGCTTCGGTTTCCAAAAAGTCGAGCAGTAGGTCAAGGGCTTTGAAGCTCTTTTGAACGAGCGCCCGATCGTCGCGCTCAATCATCCACTCGAACGCGGGCTTGCTCTCGTCAGTCACGGTGATGGTGCGCCCTGCCTCGCTGTGCTGCAGGTCGTTGTTCCGGGCGAACTCACGGTAGCCCGTCAGCAATATAGCTAGCTGGAATTTATGTACGAGCTGGTCCAGCTTATTGGTGCTGGTCAACTCTCCGCTATACTCCGCAGTGCTGTACCGAGCTTCCGCTGAAGCAAAGATTTCTTTGCCCGTGAAGCGAATCACGGCGGCTTCTGCCAGCAGCAAGCTCGGTACCAAATCCTTGAAATTGAGGTTTGCGTAGACGAAGCCTAAGAGCCGTTTGACCTCCTGAATGCCTTGGTTGTTTTTGTTGAATAGCATGGCTTAAACTTGAGTGGTTACACGTGCGCTGCTAGTGACGTCTTGCTCTTTGCCGACAACGGAATGATAAAAACCGACTTTCAGGTTTTTACTCGGCCAATTCGCGCGAATAGCATAGTTGAGCGCTTTCGTCACAATCTGTTCGGGTATGTCGACTCCTGTGGCCAAATAGATTTTGAGCGCATAAAGCTGTTCGGATCCGCTGTCAGATTTTCCATCTGCAGATACATTGGCGAGCGCGCTGTGCAGTCCGATGCCGGCAATGGTCGCACGGTCGGCCATCTTGTTGATGAGCTCTAGCGACTCCACGTAATCTTTGATTTTTTGGTCGATGGTGATGATTTCCCAGCCCTCCAAATGCCCGAACTGGTTAACGACTTGTTCAGTGGCGAAGAACTTCCCAATGTTGTGCACCCCGCTTAACACCTTGGCCAGGCTGCTGTACATTTCTGCTTTTAGATCAGCCAGCATTTTGTCGTCGTAGGGTTTGTTCACGGCTGCACATTGTTCCATCAGCATCGACTTCTTTTTGTCCCAGTAGGCCTGTGGGCTTTTGACGTGAAACTTAATGATGGCGGCGTTATTCAGGAGGCTGTTGATGGCAATCGGCATTTTGCCGCTGTTCTTGAACCAGGGCATTGCCCCGAAAAACGACGGGTAGTTGTAAAAATCGCGCGCGAATCCCGGCAGGTTGGAGTAGAGCATGCTCACGGGATGCTCGAAGGGATTGGCAAAATTGAAAATCGGGTACCTCCGGATTTGCCCTAAATCGGGAAAAAGGTAGTTGGCTGTAATGATGGCCTTGACGTTCACTAAATCCTCCGGCCACTCGAGTCTAGCGTTGTTGGTGCTCTCGTGCTCGAGCTTGACCACTTGCGGCCGACTACCGATTCGCGCGCCACGATTTCTGTAAACCTTGGAGAAGCAGCCTTCCATGTGGCAGAAGTCAACGGCTTGTTTCATCAGGTAGCCTTCTGCATCCCATTCCTTCATCCAATTTTCGATTTCAGAATCTTGTGTCCACACTTTGGTGGGCACTCCGTTTTTGAATTCGAGTTTGTACAACATGGGGCCTTGTCCCCAGAGGAGCTGCAGCTGTTTCTTCATGATGCCGCCGGGCAGGTGTGCCTGGTCCATGACGGCCCGCACTTCTGCGGGTAGTTTGTTCTCGAGTCCCCAGGGAATTATTTTGAGCTCGGTACCGGGAACAAACATCGGCTGCAGGTCCCACACCGGACGACTGAATACAGCTATGCCGCGTTCACGGAATAGCTGGTCCTTGTCTACCGTTTCAAAGAGGTAGGCCGATTGGTCGTCGTTGTCGACAACGTAGAATTCATCGTTGATTCGCCGTAAAGCCATCTAGTGTAATTTTTTGGTCGTTGAAGTAGAGGATGAGGACTTGCCAGCATTTACGCGGGCTGTTGGTTGCTTCATCCAAAAGATTGAGCTGATGGTCGGCGTACTTATTCCCCTGCTCGGTGGCACTGCGACGCAAGGAGCAGCACGGGATACGATGTATTCCCGTGCCTTTTCGATTGGCGCGGTTATAACCGGCAAAGACAATTGAAAAGGTGCCACCGAGCGCGCTGATTTCGCGCATCTGCCGAATGGCTACAAAAAGGGGAATGGTCGGAATGGCTTGCTCCATAGTGCAAGCTTACGCCACAGTGCAAAAGCTATAAAGGACAGGCAAAAAGCTGCAACTGTTGTCGTTCGCAGCTGCTTTTTGAGGCTTCGCAGCTGCCGAAAACTTTCAATAATTCGTCAAAAAGGTTGACGATTCCACTATTTTGGACGCTTTACAAAATGTCAACTACTTGAAAAACAGCCAACAAACCCCCAAAAATGCAAAGCGTTTTTGGGGTGTGGCTGAACTGACCCCGACCCGCCCCGCCGTTGATGTGCGAACGCAGCCCGCCCCCTTTGTGGATATATGATGTGTTATATCGCATACGCATGAAATAAGCGCCCGCCGCCCGCCAGCCCCACCACCACATACCGACGGTCAAGCACTAGCGAGGCCGTCGACCCTAATACCACCATAATAAACCGTCGAGCTTGCTCGACACCCGCAATACCACCATTACACCTACGGGGTTGACACTAAGCTCGAGCCCTTGAACTAGGAGCATAAAAAAACCACCCGAAGGTGGTTGAACTTATAGTATGCCGTTGTCCCCGAAGGAATAGTAGCCTTCACTGGTTAGTATCAAGTGGTCTAGCAAATCCAAACCCATGAACTTCAAGACGTACTTGCAACGCTCAGTAAGGTCAACATCTGCTTTACTAGGTTGCAGGTTACCCGATGGGTGGTTGTGTGCCAATACGATAGATGTGCAGTTACTCAAGATAGCTGCCTGCAGTATGATTTGAACATCTGCCACCGTTGCAGTTAGACCACCTTGGCCAACGAGATGCGTACCGATCACCAGGTTCCTACGGTTGACCAGGATGATTCTGAACTCTTCGTGGTGGTCCATGCAATCGGCAAAGAGTGGATTCAAGACCTCGTAACATTCACGTGAGGATGTCAGCTTGAGGTTGAACGCTTGACCGGGCTCACGTGTATAGGATAGTTTAACTATCGGGAAAGTGTATTGCTGTGCGAGAGCCTTGCCCACGCGACCAGCTGAAGTAGTTGTTTTCATGCAGTCTGCATTTGAGCAGCTTGCACTGGCGATATAGGCCACTTCGACCAAGGAGGAACGGAATAAAGGCAAGGCTGCGGCGGTGCATGTGTTTATGCCGTAGTTCCTTGGGCTTGTGGCATATCCGCGCCTAACTTTCTGCTGAAATGCGACTGTATTACCATTATTAGCAAAAAAAGGGGATCACTCCCCTTCTTCGTTGATGATAAAATCAGCGGCTCGTGATGCCTTACCGGATGCTTCCAGGATTAATCGCTTATCGTTTTCGAGTCGTTTAATCCAGCCCTGAATGTATGCCGCGCTTTGAATCGTGTTGAATTCCTGAAGCGAACCTGCTCGGCTCATCAGGAAGCAGGCACCGAGCTCAGCAACCAGTTCTTCTTTGCTGTACATTTCGGAACCAAAGTTGGTCGGCACGACGATTTCCTTTCGATTAAGGCGCTTTTGGTGTCCGGTGCTGTGAATCAATTCGTGAAACAATACCTGGTAATAGTTCTCAGACGTGTGAAAGACCGACATGGGCGGCATCAAGACCTTATCGTAGACAGGTGAGTAACAGGCCTCGTTCCCAACATGTCGGATTTCTGGGCGTAATGGCATGTTGGCCACGATGCGTTCGCAGGATTCTATGACTAGGTTCTCTTCTTCAACGAGAGTCGGAACGGTGAACTTCACGCCTTCGACTTGCGAGATATTGAATACGTTGTAGTACTTCAAAAAGGGGATTATCTCAACGGTACCCTTGGGAAGCGATCGCGCCAGATCTGCGGTGATCCGCTGGCCAGAGTCTGACATGCGGTAGATCTTGTCGTAGTAAACCACCGGTAGCGACTGACTCCCTTTGATGACTTTACCACCAAGTTCCTTCACCTGGTGGAAAGTGAGGTAGTAGGGCTTTTCGTAGGCGAACCCCAAAAGCATCGCGTTGAATCCCTTGTAGGGCCGCATGGTCATGTAGTTGCGGGGCACGTAGTACGAAGACCCCCAAGGCTGTTTCCAAGGGATGTCGCCTTGAGATAGCTTCTGGATGATGATGTCGGTTACCCTTTGGTAAATGTCGTTTTGCTGTGCATCGGCCTTGCCAACGCGTTCAGCTGAGAGAGTTGATTTCATGCAGTCTGCATTTGAGCAGACCACACAGGCGAAACTGGCCACTTCGACCAAGGAGGAACGGAATAAAGGAAGGGTTGCGGCTGGGCTTGTGTTTATGCCGTAGTTCCTTGGTTATGTGGCACGTACCCGCCTAACTTTCGTAGCAAATGCGGCTGTCTGGGTTTGACAAAAATTAAACCTAGCAGGTAGCAGATTACTATGAATTATTACTTTTGATAAAAAACAAATGATTGATACATCGACTTGTAAGATGAAATTAGCGTCAGATACAATATTTACTAATATTAAAGTAACCACTCTGGATACGATCTCCTATAACTACCCAGAAACGATTGAGCTTTTCAATGAAGTACGATCGTTCTATCAAGATTCATTTTCCAGTTTACTGACTTTATTTACTGTTTTGGTGGCAATTGTAGGTGTTATAGTGCCAATAGTTATGGCGTACTTACAAGCAAAGAGTAATTCTAGAGAATTGGATTTGATAAGGGAAGAAGTTGATAAAGAAATTAAGTTACAGAAGAGTGATATTAATTCTATATCTAATGAGATGATGGCAAGTATTTCTTCTTAAGAGGAATCTTTAAAAGGGAGAATCAATAGTGAGACTGAAAAAATTAGTCAAGAGTTTATAAGCTTAGCGACTAAAAATGAAGAAGATATTGCCAAAGAACGTGAAGGAACTATGAGACAATTGGTAATTCTGGATGCGAAATTTAATGGGTCATTTTATTACGCACAAGGAAGAATTAACATAATTGAAAATAAATATCAATTAGGATTTGACCTTTTAATGGAAGCCATAAAGGCTTACATTATTGGTAATCCGAACCATATATCAGCTTTACTAAAGGATATCAGGTCAGTGATTGATGAATGTAAAGTAAAGAAGGTTGATTTAAATCATTCCTACGACAGACAGGAGTGGCTTACTTGGATAAAAACAAGATTAGAAGTAGGAAAATTCAGTTATTCACCTCTATTTGAGGAAATTCTGAATCTTGTAGAACTTTCAATTGTTGAATTAAAGTATGTTAAAAAAAGTGAGGGCTAAGCCCCCACTCCTTCGACTTTTGATTTCAAGTAGGCACTGTGTGTGCGACCGAAGCGATCGGCTTCTTTGCGTAGTGCCAAGGTAAACTTGATGTACTTTTTGCCCTCGTACTCAAAGATGAAAGCTTCAGCAGTAGTCATGTCGAGAACTACTTCAACTGCGTTTGGTACCGCGTCGATTTTGGTACCGTGACCGAGATAGGTTTTTGCCCAAGTGGTGGTGTCTGGATTGTTTTTGAGCTTGCTCATGGTGTAAGAGTTTAAATGGTTAATGAAATTTTATACACCCTTTTTTTCAACGCCAGGATAGCACCTGACAAGGCACCGTGGAATACCGGAGCGCAGTGAGGATATGCCGCGAAAGGCCTTGCAGGGCAACGCGAATGCTACTCCGGCGGTGAAGACCTTTGTGTGTAAAATTCAGTTAACCGGGAGAACTCACCCACTGAGCCGGCAGAAACCAAGATGCTACCAGCAGAAAAAACACTCGGATTTTGGTATGAGCGAACCACCAACAGCAGAAGTGTAGACTTAAACTGCCCTTCAACTTTGAGCACGAGAAAAATACCAAGGCTAGGCACAGCAGAGCAGAACGCAGTCGAACCTACAGTGCTGTAATCAAAATAAGGAGTGTGGTTTAGCCCTCGAGCTGTACTTCGTAAAACCGCGGATCATCGCTCCGATCTATCAGCGCGAATTCATCTTCATCAACAAGTATCAGCTGGCCATTCTCGTTTTCCACCCAGAGGCGCTCGGGCTCTAGCCCTTCCACCTCTATCCTGTTCCGGAAATAACGAAGTTCCTTACCTTTCTCCATGGCCCGGAAATTCAATTTCACCATCCAGCTGCTGTATCAAATGCGTAAGTTCAAAAATGAGCCGCAGCGTCTCAGGCGGCACGATGTCAGTAAATTTCTCACGCATTTCGGCCATGCAATACATGACCATTTTGTTGATTTCGAGCGCTTCCTTCTCGGTGAATATTTCCGCGAAGGTGGCCAGCTTAGCCAACGAGTCAGGGTGAAATTTATATCCGTTATACAGGATATTACCTTCTTTGTCTATCTTCATGTTGTCGGTTGTTTTAGAAGAGCTCCGATTTATTACTTGTGGCCCCGGGAGTTAGCGCTTTCGGGGTTTTTCGATATGTCACTTACCACAAATATGGTAATCAAATTTAATTAGGCAATAGCCATAAAGAATAATGCAGTTACATTTGCCTCAAACAGCTAAGAATGGCACAAATAAGTTTAAGGACAATCCCAGATGAATTGCATTGGCAAATTCGGCTGTATCAGTTAGAATTAGAGAAACAAGGCCGAAAACTAACGCTCGAGGCTGTTTACATCGAGCTGGTTGAAAAAGGACTGAAAACAATAAAGCCCGATCAGAAGTGAACGGGCTTTTTCTTAAAAAATCAGCAGGACTTGAATTAACTACAATCTAATCATTTTAAAATCGTAAGTAGTTTGCTTTTCAGCCTCTACCAAAGTTGCTTGTACTATAGTCGAATCTAAATCGCCTTTTATTTCAATTTCAGCGTTAAAAATCCTTGGAATAACTAGCCTGAAAGTATTGCCTTCCTGATGCCAATGCCCAAGTACAGCGTTACTAGGATCTGAAGAAAAGGTACAAATCGCATAGCGAACATGTTCAAAAATGACTACTATGGGGTCAAGGTCATTATTCTCTGGCACAAAATGCCAAATGGTATTAGATAAAGTGAACATCAGAATTATTTAAAGTTTAACTATTGATTAGGCAAACTACTTAACATGTACATACTACAAAAATTAAATTTATGTTACGCGCCATGTGGTTGTAGCAAGGTACCATGTACCGCGAAAAACACGGTCGAAGAGGCGCCCTAGCTCTTATTAGACTGAATTAATTGAGCTTTAAGCTCTTGAAATTCTTCTTCAGTTAACGCACCTGAATTTTTCAACTGTGCCAATTTATCCAACTGTTCTACTATATCGTGGTGCTTCTTTGTTGCAATTTCCACTGCTTCCTTTTTGATTTCTTGTAAATCAATCGGCTGGCCTTTTTTATCTATAGCCACAACTTCACGAGGTTTTTCAGGTTCCGATAGTGCCACTACAATAAAGCCTATTAAAGGGCTTAGGAATATAGAAACTAAAAACGCCGCAATTCCACCAATCTTACGCGTGGTTCCTACTGCACCAACAACAACACTGAAAACTAACCAAAGGAAAAGTATGCCCATGACTGAATTTTGAACTAATATAAAGGTATCGAAATAAAAAACAATACCCTTACCATACCATCGGATCCGATACAGCTGCCCCACCCCCAAGCTCTTTCATCCCCTGAATCCACTGACGGCGACACACAAAGTACTTGAAAGCATCACTCATATTGGTCGACTCCATGGGTAGCCTCTTGATATTGTCCAACTGCTCAGAGCTCTTATCCTTCTTAATTTCGCCCTTCTCCCGTAATATCGGCGCAAGTTCCAGCGATGACTTCAGCTCTGGGCAATTCGCGGCATCAATCTTAACCATCGGAAACCGCTTATCCTTACCGCGCATCATGATTTGCATCAGGTTGTACTCGTCCTCATGCGCAATATTTCCATGACCCACTGACATGAGCTCCACCACCCAACCGGTACGCTTCCCTTCACGGTCAACTTCAATATCGTGCTGCAGTTGGCTGGCCACATCCGCACCAGCTTTTCGCAGGTTATTGGTCGCGCGGTCGTGATACAGTTTCAGTATTTTACATGGGTGGTACTTATAGAACTCGATGAATTGATCAGCCAGCTCTCGGATGTAATCCGGTACTAGCGTATAAAAGTTCTTCAGTGCGCGGATCTCTTCCCGGTCACTTTGACCAGTGACCAGGCTTAGCATCTTGCCCGCATCAAAGCCTGCCTCAATGGGCACCCTTGGCCGGATGTAACGCAATGCCCTGGAGTCAATACGCTGGTAGCCATGCAGGTCTAAATGGGTGTAATCGTGTACATTTTCGAGGTAGTTGGCAGGTGATAAGGCCGGATAGAACTCTTGGCCTTTTTCTAGTTTCGGTTTGAAGCTCATGATAGCCGACATGAATTCTTCCCTGCCTAAGGTCTCGAACTGCTCAATGAGGTAATCGATGCCTACTCGGTGCACATTTGAAAATGAGCTGACTGTTAAAAATAAGGTGCTGCCTTCACGCACCTGAAGCAAACGTTGTTGCCAGCGTTCGAGCTTACGCTGGACCGCCTGAATTCTTTTTTGGTTGTGGGTAGCCGTTACCTCCAATAGCTCCTTAAGTATTTCTTGTTCGACGATGGCCGTCTCGAGAATCAACTGTACCTGGTGCTTGTTCATCCGCTCTTGCATGTCGAGGATCCACGGGTCTTCGTTGTTGTGTGGGTTTGGCATGTCGGTGGTGAATGTCTGCCCTCCAAAGTAATGCGACGGGAAAAAGTTCTTGTCACCGCGGACCGTCGGGATAGCTTTCTTCAGCTTGGCCCATTTCAGGAACATGGCTTCGTCTCCGATAATATGCACGTAACTGTTACCCGCGTTGATGGATGGCCGGTCGAGTGATTTCATGGCCAGCACTCCACCATTCCAGAAGCTGATCACGTGCTTGTAGTCCATCACCCGGTAAATGGGGCGCTGCTTTAAAAAGTTTTTTGGTGGCTCTGTACCAACAACGTAATGAATGCCTTCACGCCATTGTTTAAGCTCCCAGCCGCTCATGATTTTGTCAATGATGTTGTTGCGCAGGTTCATATAGGTATCAGCCACCAGACCCACAAAACCGCGGGGCATTTCGTGGATGATGTCTTTCGACCTGTCGGCTAGTATGTCCTGGCTTTTAGAAGTCGCTCGGCCACCAACGACGTACAAGTTTTTAGGCTTTACGAGCTTTATCATTAAGCCCGCGGGGGTGGTATACGTATGTTTTACTTTGTCCGGGTCGAGTTTACTTTTCATCTTCGAGCATCCCTTCTCCATAGCCAGCATCACGGATGGCACGGTCAACGCTGGCTTGGTCTAATTTGAATTTTTCGAGGCGCTTGATGAGCTCGTTTTTGGAGACTGCTTTGGCTCCGAGCTGCTGCGGATCGGCGGTGATGATTTCGACTTTGCGGTCAAAGATATCTTCCGGAAGCTCCGGCTTATCGGGCTCCATGAGGCCGCGAATTTCAGCAGCTAGTTTCTTCATCTCCCGAAATGATTTGAAGTCATCCCGCTCGAGCGCCAATAATGCGACATCATCGAGCTGCTTGGCGTAGATGTTACGCCAGGTTTCTTTTTTTACCCGGTTGTCGGCATAGAAGAAATTCAGCGCATCCTCAAAAAGGGCGCTGTACATATTCTCGGCAAGACCAGGGTAGGCTATCCGCAGAAGGGCTACAATCTGCGCCCTTGAATTGTATTTGTCGTGAGCTTGACGTACGAGGTTCAACTGGTCAATGTACGTGCGAAGCTCAACACTGATCAGTCCTTCGTCACCGGTATCCTGGTAACGGCGGAGCAGCTCATACGGCGTTTGTATGAGTTGCTCAGTCAAGTCCGAGGATTTGCCTCTTGCGCTCATTGTATTTCTGCCTTTCTTGAATTTTTTCGAATTGCTGTATTGCAGTGATGTTTCCCCCTTCAGCGGCCATGCGCGTTGCGAGGTCGACCTTAGCACTTGCGCGCTCAACTCCGAGCGCGAAATGCAAGGCAACGGCCGAGCCGGGTAAATCATGCGCTGCCTTCAGCTGGCCATAGTCGTAGCCCATAATGCGCGCAATGGATCGAAGCGACCTGCCGATGGAGGCTAGGTCTTCAATTTCCTTCAGCTGGCTGTCCGTAAAATCCATCGGTGATACATTGTTTGCGGAACTCATACAGCTCCTTGTTATTGAAAATGGCGTATTGCTCGTATTGGGCGTTCTTGGCGAAGTTGCCTGAACCTTCTACGACAAACCAGCTCCAGCTGGTTTTGAGTAGGATGATTTTGCTGTGGTTCCAGGCAAAGGAAGCACGCAGGTTGGAGCGCTGTCTGACTAGCCGCTGCAGGTGATCCGCTGTTTTAGGAATCCGG